TCCTTGAGATCATGAGACGTTCCAGCCGGAGAAGACTGAAGTCCTTTCAGGCGGGGTCTCAAGCAGTCATGAAGCTGATCATTAAACTGAGTGTCCGAGTTGGTTCGCCCGGTCCAAGCACCCCAGTAAGTCTTCTTGAGGTTCTTGGGAGATCCCCAGTCGTCTTTCTTACGAAGAGGGACAGTGGGGAATACGACCGAAGCGGTTAATCCGCCCTGTCCGCCGAGACCGGCAAGAAGTCCGGGTCCAGCAGTTGCGCTATCGGCACCGGATTCTTTCTGGTAGCCCCCCTGGACTCCGAAACGGTCTGTGTCACCGCCATCGATCAGGCTGGCTACTGCGCCACGAGAGGCACTGAGGGCGGCGGTACCAATAACACCGTTACCTGTACCTGAGACGCTAACAAGACCGCTTGATGCACTCAAGATCGAAACGGAGCGGTAGGTCAAGGGACCCAAAACACCGAAGGGCAGAAGCTGCGGATCTGTAACGCCGGCCTCAACATCGTCGTCCATGACGACACGAATGTATTTCGAGCGGTTGGCGTATTGTCCGTACTCTCTATTACGCTTCTCTGTCGAATCATATTCTTTAAACCTATCACCAATCTGTGCGGCGATATAGTTTGGAGAAGCGGGATTAAGATTGAGTTGGTCGTATCTTTCCAAAACGACCTGGCGGTTATCGTTATCGGACAACTTGCGAACAATAACACTAAAGGTTCCATACTTTTCAAAGTTACCTTGCGGTGCCTTTATATCTTGAATTGAAATCTTTATTTCTCTCTGTGCCCAGTCGCCAGGAGTCAAAGCCTCAAACCTAAACAACTTTTGTTGTAAGGTGGCGTCGTAAGATGCTGAGGCGATTCCCTGATTCGTATCTTGGCAGAAGTACCAACCTGTTGTTGATTTCTGAGCCTCAAACTGGAAGTCATTTCCTACTTCTGTAATGGTCTCTTGGTTTCTGAGCGGCAAAATCGCAGCCCAAGCGGTTGTCGTTGTGACATTTTCACCCGACGAGCCAGAGCCAACCATCTCTCCGATGGAAGTTGCGCTTTTTGCTACCAAACTTCTTTCATAGGTTTCACCAAGCCAGAATCTACCACCTTGACTTGAAGAAGCTGTGCTTCGACGTGTGATATTTTCGTTCGTAAGGGTCGGGTTGGTGTTGAGAACGTTTCTAACGAAGTTGTTCTTAGCTGGGTTCAAGCTAATTGTTACTTTTTGGAGGTTTGCAAATGTTCCGTCTTTCGAAATCATAAGATCAACATCACCATCGGTGTTTGTCTTATACAATTCGCAAGCAGATGCGGTAAGTTGAGCATCGGCTCTTGTTCCCGAAAGAAGAACTCGCCCTGCTTCGCAGTAGAACGTTGCAGCCAACGCACCAGTTACGGCGGCACCTTGCCCTGCACCCGTGTGAAGGGTTCCCGAGGGCCAGAGGAAAAGTCCCCATGCACCACCGGCAGAAGGAGTGCTGCTAATTGTTCCTGCTTTCCATCCAGCATAGCCGGCGGAAGATGCGTCAGGATCTTGCACACCGACAGTACGCATATAGGTCAAAGACGTTGCGCTCTTTAGCCAAGCCTGAGCGGCATAGGCGGCATAGGTTGGTCCAAGTGTATTGCCGTAGCGCCAAACATCTTCACCGTCGTTGCCAGGAATAGGCTCGCCAAAAGTGTCAATGAACTCAGAAAAGGAACTAACTGTCACGGGCTGCATTGCAGGTCCCTTCCGTGCTCTACCTATAACCATTGGTCCAACTTGTCCTGGCTCGGCAGGAAGTTGGCTATTGTCTATTTCGTCAACAAAGACGCCTGGGGAAATAAACTTAAACTTACTTGTGGGATTATCCGCCATTTTAACTTTGTTCTCCTCGTTATTAACTCGTGGTTAAAGCAATGTGCGTGAGCGATTGCTAATAATAAATAGTAAGATAATCTGCCAAACTCCTTTGAGTTTATGACCTGAATTTATCTTTTCTGTCGGCGTGGAAGTCTGGCTCCTCGCCGAGCATTGTTCTTTCTCTCGAAAACCTTATCTTTGCAGCACTTTGACGCTTGACAATAACAGGCGTATCTTGGTTGTCTTGGGCACCAATGAGGTATCCCAATACCTTAATCGTAATTCCTGCGGTAAAAGTCCTTTCATTGACGTCAATTCCGTCCGGCTTAAAATCTATATTGTAGGTGGGGTCCACAAACGCTTCGTAAGAATTTCTTTCGTGGCTTATTTTAAAAACAGATGGATCCCCAGTCAAAGTATGAAAAGTGGAAAGCACTTCATTCATCTGTTGCTGGTATTCTGTTATAACACTCACAGTGTAGGTGCATTCTATGAAAGTCGGCATCGGGATCATCAGTGTTTCGTAAACAATGTTCTTATTTTCCCCAGGAAAAGTCTGCCTGTTTGCATTCATGCCTCCGTCTGACTTCCTGATAGCATTCGCATTAGCAAAATTTGCAGTTTTATCCTGCTTTATGCGTCTGGCAATCGGGATCGATGCTTTGCGCTTATAATAATCAAAATAAGGGGGTATATGAACTCCGTATTTTGCCTTGTTTGCTGGGTTTTGCATCACAGAGGTCTTTGCAATTGAAATTATAGGGTAGTTTAATGTTCTGCCGTTTGGTCGCAATTCTTGGTCGTTTGTTGTTCTAAGGTTTTTCACTTGATGGGCTCTTTCGGGGATAGAAAATATAATCGGAACCTTCTCGAAACCTTTATTGCTTGTGACGTAAATATTCAATTCATCATTTATGAAATTATACAAAGCATAATCAATTGTCTCAATCGTAGAAGACTTTATGGTGTACGAAGCAGACAGTTGCGCCTGCTGTGGCTGAGTTCTAACTGGCATTAAACAGTCCCCTTCTTGCTTGCTTTCCAACCGCAGTTACCTCAACAGAAGTCTCTGTGGAAGTAAACGCACTATCTTGACCAAATATATAACGAGGCTCAAATACGTCAACAATTTCAAAATACATCTCATCGTACTGCATAAAATCCCCAAGGCGCACAAACAAATCTTGATCTTCTGCTAATCGGCGCTTGTGCATGTGAACATTTATATTATACAAATTGTCGAACCCAAACTTTTGCTGGACTCTTTCTGAGCCCACATACTCTACCAATGCATATACCCTAACCGGGGGCAAGAAAGTTTTATTAATTGCCTCTCCATAAAGGGGGTGGTAGTTTGTTCTTTCCATATCAATTGGATAGTACAAAACCTGTTGTCCAACAATCTTTTCAATGACCTCATCACTGATTTGTTTGACAAAGTTTCTTTCCGCCTGCCCAACAAAAAGCGGCGGTGGTGGGGTGCTTGGCTGTGTCCACCTGTTTGATCGATCAGACATCTAACTAGCCCACATAAATGCCGTGAGGAATATTCTTAAATACATTGTTAATACTATCTTGCATTGCCGCATCTCCCTCGGCTAACTTACCATACACCAATTCATCTAATACAGTTTTAAGCTCATCACGCAATGCGTTTTGTTCTTCTTTTGCCTCCGAAATAAGGGCTGCTCCGTTCAAGGTTATGTCATTGCCCGGTATGGGGATTGATGCAAGTTTTGACCTTACTTGTCCTAAAGTTTCTTTACATAGGGATAGTGCAAACCTTCTAATCCACTGTTTCCCAATGCTATTAATATTTTCATAAGGAATATTCGGAAACGGCAAGGCGTTCATATTATTCACACCATCGGCACCATAAGTCCTGTCAGCCTCTTCTTCATAAGCGTCCTCGGCAACCCTAAACTTAACCCAAAAACTGCTCGGATTTAAGCCGTCAGGCGTTGGGAATATCCTAAGCCTATTATTGTTAATCTCAAATGAATAATGAGAGGCTCTCACTTTCATATCTTGTTCATATGCATATGCTTGAAGAACATTTTGCCATGCTGGGACAACTTGGAAGTTTGCATCATCAGCATACATTCCATATGTTGACAGGTTTCCGACAGTACCAACAGATGTTCCACCAAAAAACCTCCAGGCTGCCCTCGGGGTTTTATAATAAACTTCGTGAATCGTTACTGACCCAGAACCAACTTTGTTATAAAAGGGTTGACTTGAGGTGAGAGATGCGCTATAAATAATAGCCTGCAAATCATAATCCTGAACATCTCTTGAGGCAGAAAAGGAAGCTGAATACAATGCTTGACTTGCTCCCACGCCTGCGTGCAGACTTGCCCCTCTGCCAATGTGAGTAGCATACCCCAACTGGAACCTGGGGAATTTTAGGTTGGCGTTTGTACTAAACGACCCTGTGAATTCACCATCTTGGTCGAAAGTTCCTGTGGTGTTACCCATCAAGTCTGATAATACATTTTTTGCCTGATGTGTGTTTATAAGATACGAATATTCTAGGCAGGCTTCTTCGTAAGCGTTGTAAACATTGTCTGTTGTAATTTCTAAGTCAAGGATGTTACCGCCTAGTTTATTATAAACATATGCAACTTGATCTACAGCACCACTAACAAAGTGTGCGCTGCCACTATAAATACCGTAAGCTAAAGCACTTGCGACCTGCGTAGCACTCCCTGTCGAAGTCAATATTAGGGCACTCGTTTGGCTCTTAGGCGACAAATTAACGGGCATTAAAAAATCCTCTTAATTTAAATGAAGACACTTGGTCTTAATAAATAGTTTTGTCCAATGTAGTTAGCATATAAAAACAGAAAACCCCGCCACAAGGACGAGGTTAACTGCGCTGTTATTCAGTCTTTAGTTAATTTACATTAACCGTTAAGATCATAGACAACAACAAGCCCGTACATATCAGGACGCACCATCTTCTTGGCATAGCGAGTCATGACACCCTTGCGGGGCACGAAATCTTCTGTACCAAAGATTGTGGGGGTAACTTGCAATGGAACATATGGCGCATACACATAGCCGCTTTCAAGGAAGCTGCTGCCCTTGCGTCCAACCAAAACCACGTTTCGAAGGAAGTAAGGATCAACGAAGATATCCATCTTACGACTAATCGAGCCAACCTGCTTCACGCCCCAGTTTCCACCGTCTTCGTCAACCGTTGCCGCAGCACGGAATCCAGCAGTGAATTCAAGGATGTTAGCCATTTCTGGCGAGGTGACAAGGAAGTTAGCACCACCACGAAGTGTCTTGCGGTGAATACGAGCACTTACTTCATTGACTGTCTCAAGAAGGGTTTCGTACCACTCACTGACCGTTCCGGTGAAATCTGGATAGAGCGAGCTTCCAAGAATGCTTCCATCTTCACGGTTGACGAACTTACCAGGCAGGCGGCTCCAATAAAGAGTTCCACCAGTAGCACCGTTTACGAGGTCAGAAAGAATCTCTTGATCAATTTCAAGAGCGATCTGCTCGGAAAGGACGCTAGTAAGCTCCACTTCGGCGTCAAGGTTGTGATAAGCGTTGAGATCCTGAGCAAGCTCCGGGCTCCACTTAGCTTTCAGCTTCTTCGTGACTGCTGTCACGGCGACGCTGTCTACCTTGATGTCGATTTCTGGAATGTTTTGGTTATTTTCCAATCCCCAACCAGCAACTGTGGTCGAGCCTTTGATAGCACCAAAGGGATCGCCAGCGGTCACGAAGCTGTCTTTGACCGGGTAGTGAATTGTACCCTGCTGTCCCTTGAAGCACAGCGAGTTCGACAATTGGATTGCCGTTCTGGAACCCAGACGGGAAATACCAACAACAAGAATGGTGTCTTTGCTTGAACCAGAGAACTGGTTAAGGCGAGTGGCATGATATCCACCAGCCTCAAGCT